ATGAAAGATTTAATGGGTAAAATTGGTTAAAAAATAAAATAAACATAAAAACAAAACAAATACTAAAATGGGAGCATTATTAGAATCAGGTCTTGTTGGTAACATCGGTCTTAAGCACCTTAAAGTTATCAAAGAAGATACAATCAACAAATGGGACAAATTAGGATTCTTAGAGGGTCTTAAAGGTCACATGAAAGAAAACGTAGCACAATTATACGAAAACCAAGCATCGTATTTAATCAACGAAGCATCATCTACATCTGACACAGGTGCATTTGAAACAGTTGTTTTCCCAATTGTAAGACGTGTTTTCTCTAAATTATTAGCTAACGACATCGTTTCTGTACAAGCTATGAACTTACCTATCGGTAAATTGTTCTACTTTGTACCTAACATTCAGGCTTACGAAAACGGAGGAGCTAACAACACAGGTATCCACTACGCACCTTACGGTTCACCGAACGCGGCTGACAGTCAAACACCAAACAGCGGTTACGACTATAACAACACTAAAGACCTTTACGATAGATTCTACGAAGGTAACGAACCAGCTTTGGACCCTCCAGGATTGTTCGATTATTCTAAAGGTCAATATTCTGCAATCACAGCAGAAGTTGGTACAGTTGCTTGGGTTGCTGACTCATTAGTACCTGCAGCTTACGCTGAAGATAACTACAGAAAAGTATTAATCGTTATGTCAGGTTTCGCATCTGATGGAGCTGGTAAACTTATCGGTCCTGATGGTCAACCAATGGACAACGAAGCGTTCTTGTCTGATTTAACAGTTTATGGTGTTGGAACAAACGTTTACACATCTGCTAACACAACTAACCCTTACTTATTTAGAGTTGTAACTCAAAGATATGGTAAAGGTATTGTACAGTATGGTAACAACAACGCAACATTAACTTTCCCTAACAGTAAAACTGATGGTGGTCAATATGACAACTTATGTGATGCTGAAGGTAAAATTTACTTAGAAGTTGACTTACAGGTTCCTGTATGTATCACTTGTGGTGGTTCTATGGACGGTTACACAGGTTCAACATTCTCTTCATCAACTGCTGCAGACAACGCATTCACTGCTACTTACAGAATCTACAAAAACTTAGAATTTGAAGATAGAATGGGTGAAGTTTCTTTTGACCTTATGTCAGTAACTGTTTCTGTAACAGAAAGAAAATTAAGAGCTCAATGGTCTCCAGAAATGGCTCAAGACGTTGCAGCATTCCACAACATCGATGCTGAAGCTGAATTAACAGCTTTATTATCTGAACAAGTTGCTGCTGAAATCGACCGTGAAATCTTAAGAGATTTACGTAAAGGTGCAGCTTGGAACTTGAGATGGGATTACAACGGATGGAAGCGTCTTGGTTCAAGTGCAGTTCCTTACACTCAAAAAGACTGGAATCAAACATTGATTACAGCTATCAACCAAATTTCGGCTCAAATCCACAAATCTACCTTAAGAGGTGGTGCTAACTGGATTGTTGTTTCTTCTGAAATCAGTGCTATCTTTGATGACTTGGAATACTTCCACGTATCAAACGCGGCTCCTGAGCAAGACCAATACAACATGGGTATTGAAAGAGTTGGTACATTGGCAGGTCGTTACCAAGTGTATAGAGACCCTTACTTCCCACCAAACCAAGTGTTGTTGGGTCACAAAGGTACATCTTTACTTGACACAGGTTACATCTACGCACCGTATGTACCTCTACAATTAACACCTACAATGTATAACCCATTCAACTTTACACCAATCAAAGGTATCATGACTAGATACGCTAAGAAGATGGTTAACAACCGTTTCTACGGTCGTATCACAGTTGATGGAGTTAGAACATTCGACTTAAGAGAATTGAGATAATCAATATCTTACCCTATAAGAAAGGAGACAAGAAATTGTCTCCTTTTTTTGTTTTTAAGGTATTTATAACATATGAGTAATTTACGAAAATTAATTAAGGAACATCTTTTATTAGAAAAAAGAATTGCTCAATTAATGTCTTCTTTTGAGGTCCAATATTCATTTGATGTTGATAGAAGTACTCATGCATATGAAAGACGAACAAGAAAAGATATTGAAAATTATAACGATAAAGAAATTTCAAACTCTGAAATAAAATATATAATCAGCTTAGCGTTAAAACAAATTGCCGAAAAAATTGCACAACATAATATTACAAATAATGATGCATTTGTTGTAAAGTCATTTGAAAAAGAAATTGCAATTGCGATAATACCAAAACATGTTGAGGATAATTTTTGGAAATTAGTTATATCAACAGTATTCAGAGAATCATTTGATAACCCATTTAGAGTTGGTGAAAATCAAATAGTTATTTGGGTTGATTAAAAAAAAAACAGGGTGTTGTATCTGAATCGTTCCTACCCTGTTTAAATAAGTCGGTTTAGACTTATTTGTGTAATTAAATACTTTGTATCTGAATCGTTTCCTTTAATTACAATACAAATATACAACTTTTTTTCAAATCTACTATATTTATTTTAAGATTTTAGTTTATCAGTCCCCAGCCCTCAAAAGCTGTTGAGTATTCACGGACACAAAGGTATTGGTAACATAGTCATTAACTATTTTAAAATTAAAAAAATGTATTACACAACAACTAGCGCGAGCAAGCCGACTGCTCACATTACAAAAAACAAGTCGCGTCTTAAAATCTACAACGGTAACACCGTATTCCTTAACGATAAGGATAATTTTGAATTTGAAATTCATAACCCAACCCAAAATTCTGTTCTTTGTAAAATCAAATTGAATGGTAAGTACGTTTTTACAAGTGGACTTATTATTCGACCAGGTCAAAGAGTATTTTTAGAACGTTTCCTTGACTCAAATAACAAGTTTGAGTTCAGTACCTACGAAGTAAAAGATACGTCGTCAAACAGGGATGCAATTGATTTAAATGGGGCAGTTAGTATTGAATTCTATGATGAACAAACATTTAATCAATACCCTCATCTTTCGGGTGGGAATTGGAATGCTGGATGGACAAATATTAATACAGGTACACCATATTATGGTGATATGACTTTTACTACCAGCTCATCAAGTGCGAACATTACTATGACATCTCTTAATAGTAATACTAACACATTTGAAGGTCCAAACATTAGAAGTCTTAAATCCAAAAAATCTATCGAAACAGGTAGAATTGAGAAGGGTGAAAAATCCAATCAAAAATTTAGTAGTTCAAATGAAACTTTTAATTCTTGGATGTCACATCGTATGAATTTTAAAATATTACCATTAAGTAATAAAAATAATACATCTGAGGATATTAAACATTATTGTACCGAGTGTGGTACCAAGACAAAATCAAAATACAAATTTTGTCCAACTTGTGGTAACAAATTGTAAGATATAAAAAAAGGGGTTCCGTGAGACCCCTTTTTTTATTTTAATGTTCTAAGTGATTTAGATATAAGTTCAGATTCGGTTAATGAATATATCCCATTTTTATATGCCATTTGAACAGCCCTTATTAACATAAACTTTGCTTGTTCTTCTGTTAACCCATCAATAAGGTTATTTATGTCTTCAGGATTATATATAGCAACATCTTCAAATAGGTATGCGATTGGTTGTTTTTGTTGTTCCATAATGTATTATCGATATATTTATAGTAAGTATATGAAAAGAAATAGAATTAGTGAAGCCACAGGTTCAGGAAATGCGGGTCATTTCAAAGTACCTATTGTATTATCACCACAACCGTGGACTGAAGACCAAGTTGCACCATTTACTAATCCTGTATATAGTTACGATAACGCTGAGTTAGCCTATGAAGAAGCTGACGGTGACTTTAAAGAAACTCCTGAAGAAAGAGCTCGAATAGAAAAAAGAACTGATAAAATTGCTCAGGTAGATGCTTATTTGAAAAGTTTTTATACTGGTCAAAATGATGAAGATGGTAGTGTCATTGGGGATGTTGAAAGTCCCGAAAAAATCATACAACAAGCGGTTGGACCACTTAAAGAAG